TTATTCACATATTAAAAAAAATTGATCCTAGTTTTAAAGCAAATAGAAAACATACTAAAAATGATTTAAGAAATGAAGTATATAAACATCTTGGTTCAGCAATGTCGCCAAAAGATTTACAAACCTTACATTATTTAGATGCTTTAGCAAGTTATAACGTAGAACCTGATTCAAAATATGGAGCAATAAAAACAGAAGGCGGTTTAAATGGTAAAAAAAGAGAACTTCAAGAACTTTTAAAGGCAATGTATCCAGATTTAGATTTTAAAAGAATGACAAAAGAACAAATAATTAAACATATTACAGGACATATTAATGAATCAAAATTGTCAGAACAAAAACAAAAACACGAAGAATATGAAAAAAAACATACAATACATAAAATAGCTGAAATACCTGAAGAAATTGAACCACCACCGCCACATATTGAAGAAGAAGTAATTGTTAAAGTAAAGAAACCACGAGGACGTCCAAAAGTTGAAAAACCTGTTAAAGAGAAAAAACCAAGAGGACGCCCAAGAGTTGAAAAACCTGTTAAAGAAAAGAAACCACGAGGACGCCCAAAAGTTGAAAAACCTGTTAAAGTTAAAAAGGAAAAGGTTAAAAAAGAAAAAGTTAAAAAAGAAAAAGTTAAAAAAGAAAAAGCAAGTGAAAAACCTCTTGAAGCATTAGAAGAAATGTTTAAAGAAATTGAAGAACCAAAACCAAAACCAGCAAAAAGTAAAATAAAAAAATTAATTGGAACTAAAAGAGGAAATAGAGCAAGAGGCGATATTGTTGCTGAAGTAATGAAAAAACAAGGTTTAACTTTACCACAAGCATCAAAATATGTATCTGAACATAATTTATACTAATTTATGATTTAACCATTCCATGTTTAATTTAATATTTGGATAAGCACCCCATAAAATATAAGCACTTAGTAAAGCAGGTGATAAAATTAAATTATCTATTAAATGTCTTTCAGTTTTATTTTCATAATGTCTTGCCCAATAATTATGACGTTTTTTGATGTCTTTATGATCAACGTAAGTGGATGCACCAAATAAACCAAAATCTATATGTGAACCATCTTTAAAAAATGCTCTTAAACGTTTATGTTTAATTGGTGATTGTTCTATTCTTATTATTTTCATATTATAATAAGAATATATTTTTTTTTAAAATTATTGTTTAAATTTATATTGTTCTAAACTAGTTAGACATATTAAATACATTTTACTTAACCACCCATCTCCTCCATTAACTAATCTTTTATATTTCTTTTCTTCAATTAGTTTTTTTAAATCTTCAACAGGTATTAAATATAAATCAAATAAATCATCTGGTTTTATTATAAAATATGCATAAATATCCGCTTCTGTTGTCATTATTCCCGATGGTTTACCTCTACATTCAAATTCTAACGCTAAATTTAACGTATTTATCGCCCGTCTATCTGATTTCACTTCGTATTTAGTTGTAATATCATCTTTTGTTATTGTTAAATCGTAATTTTTATTAAATCCGTCTAAGCTGATATCCTTTTTTTTGGAATAACCTACTTTATGTGTAAATGAATCATAAGGTAGTAGTTCTAATAATTTTTGTTCGTATTTTTGTCCAAGTTTTAAATCTGAAATAAACATTTTTATATATATAATATAATTTAGATATTTTTTTTTTCTTATTAAACTTAATACAGAATTTTTAAAGTATTTTTTCCCAATAAATCCCGTGAGTTTTTTAAAAATAAATATACTAACCATTTACTGTTTTAGTTCCATATTATTCATTATCGCAAGTCACGGGATTTTTCCAGTAAAATTTATATATAAAAAAGGAATCCAAAAAATCCCGTAAGAAAAATAAAAAAAAATAATGTTAATTTTTAGGCGTTTTTAATTTCTTTTATTATTATATATAATGGATTACATGGTTAACAGTGAAGACCTAAAAAATTTATTAGGTAATGATTTGCGTATAATAAAATTTCAAGATTTAAAAAATTATTCAACTATATATCAACTATTACCAAAACAAAAAGATTATGTAGTTATATTTTTTACTGATAATATGAAAAATAATACTAATATAGGACATTGGACGTGTGTACTGAGATATAAAAATAGATTTGAATTTTTTGACTCATATGGATTACCTGAAGAAGATGAATTAAAATTTATACCGAATCAAAAACGTAAAGAATTTGGTGAAGAAATAGATTATTTACATAATCTTCTAAAAAGTGTTAAACATACTAATAATAAATTTGATTATCAGAAATGGGATGATAAAATTACTACATGTGGACGTTGGGTCATCTTAAGAATTACATTATTTAAACAAGGATGTATTACATCAAAACAATTTCATAAAGTTATAGAAAATAAAGTAAAAATGTTTGGTGGGAATTATGATAAATTGGCGGTATATTTTACAGAATAAAAATATATAAATTATATAAATTATAAAAATAAAATATCTAAACTATATATATAATGAGTAAAAGAGAAATCACACAGACATCAAAAGACATATATTCTAAAAATGTTTTAAGATTAAATGACAGCGAACCAATTAAAAACTATAATTTTTTAAAAAAATGTGAAGTCATAATGAGTAAAATAAACCACTTAAAACCAAATTCTCAAAGAACATATTTGATTAGTATTGTAAGCACTATAAAAGGTATGAAAGGATTTGATAAAGAATTTAAATATTATTATGATAAAATGATGGAACTAAACAAGGAATTAAAAAATAATAATACTAAATCAGATACACAGGTTGAAAATTGGATCAGTCAGAAGGCGGTTCAAGAAATATTTGATGAATATACAAAAAAAGTTGATCCTTTATTTAAACTAAAAAAATTAAATGAAAAACAATATGATGATATTTTAGATTATGTTGTTCTTGCACTTTATGTTTTAAATGAACCTAGACGTAATAAAGATTATCAATTAATGAAAGTATTAAAGACAACTAAAGACTTTACGGATGATTATAAAAGTTTTAATTATTATATGCCAACTACAAAAAAGTTTTTATTTTATAATTACAAAACTAAAGGAACATATCAATTACAAGAAGTTTCAGTAAATGATATATTACAAAATATTTTATTACAATATTTAAAAATACATCCATTAAAAAAAGAAAAAAATTACTTTTTATTAGTTGATTATCATGGCGAAGAATTAAAACAAGTTAACTCCATCACAAGAATTTTAAATAGAATTTTTGATAAAAAAATTGGTGTTTCTATGCTTCGTAATATTTATTTAACTGATAAATTTAAAAAACCTATGGAAGAATTAAAAAACACCGCTTCAAATATGGGGACTTCTTCTAATACAATTCAATCTAATTATGTAAAAATAGATAATAAATAAAAAAAAATATATTATATATTATATATTATATATGAATGATTTTACAATAAATGAATTAAAAGAATTAATATTATATAAATTTAATAAAAAAATAAAAAAACGTAAAATAAAAGAACCCGAACAACCGCCTAAAAAATTTTTAGAACCTAATTATGAAAGAGAATATGAAGAAAACCCCGATAATTTAGATGATTTTAATTTAAATTTTGGGTTGAAGTATTTGGAAAAAAAACCGTTGAAAGTTAAAGAACCAACAGGTGAAGAAGAAGAAAAAGAAGACTGGTTTGATATTGGTGCTGGTCATTCTAATGTTCAATCTGTTCTAATACCTAAAAAGAAATTTAGTAAAAAAGAAGCAATAAAATATATTATAAAACACTTTCAGTTTAAAAAAATAGATGAAAAAACTAATTATTATAGGTTTAGACAACACAAACCAAAAAAACACGCTCATTATTTTTCAAAACGGTTAAAAAATGGTGTAATTTTAGTTATTGATTACGATGATGATATGGGCGGTTCTCTTCCTGTTGATACAATTTATAAATCAATTAAAAACGGATATACAAAAGCAAACGGCGATAATAATATAGTTAGTATTGATGGTTATATAATAAGTATGGCGGATAGCACAAATGAAGTTCAAGTATATATTAATTTTAAAGAAAGACGTATAATAATTAATTTTGTCGGGACTTATTCGGCGTCTGATTGGTATAATAATTTTAAATATGTAATTGGTGGTTATGACGATACAAGAAGATTTAATCACGCTAGAGACGTATTAGAAAAAATATTGAGATTATATCCAACATTTCAAATTAGTTTAATTGGTCATTCACAATCGGCAGTAATAACAAGAAAATTAGGTAAAGAATTTGGTAATAGAATTTTTGAAATAATTAATTTAAATGGTGCAAATCTAAGAGAACAAGCATTACCAAATGAATATAATATTAGAAGTAGTATTGATATTGTTTCAGCATTAACCCGTAATAATGATAGACTAATAACTATACCGCGTGATAGTTTAAATTTATTAAAAGAACATTCACCAGATATATTAAATCGTTTAAATCCAACTCATGAGATAGGTGTTCAAAATTAAATATTTACTAAAAAATTATTTTTATTATATATATTAATTATATAAAGATGAGTTTTAAAACTTCTTGTAATCAAAGAATAATCGAAAATACTTTTTATAATAATACAATAGTTGAAATTGATCCAACTGTTTTAAATAGTTTGTCATCTATTGGATATGTTAATGATGAAATAACAA